GGGTAGATACTACCATCAGCAAACACACGGATGTCTGCATTTATTGGATTACGCTCTTTACGTTGTCCTCCTCCCTTACGGGCAGGGGCGTCAGGTGCTGTGACCGTGACACTTTTCAGAAATGAAAGCATGTTATATGCAGTTTTGAATGTTACTATCAGTCAATATAAATCTTTGTCCAGTCGAAGTCGAACTTCTTTCCGGCGAGATGGGCTTGACGTGCACCCATCACATGACCTTCAGAAGTTTCGAAGCTGATCATCATTTTCGAGCCTTCCCTGGACAGGTACCCAATAGCATCTGCTTTCGCACACACCATGGAACCTAATTTACCAGTAAGAGATATGTCGTTTACCTTTACTTGCTCGCCTTTCTTGTCAAGCAGCTTCTCTTTCACGTGTACAGACAGAATGAGGTAACGAAATACAGTTGCCAACTTGTTTATGGCTCTGAGTACTTCCTCTCTGAGATAATAGTACCCAAGACCATGTGCAAGTTCCAATACGGAAGCACCTTTAAAGTCCTTTCCGAGTGAGCTGGCTTTGTACTTACGTGTAGCCTCAATCTCTGCAAACTCCTCAAGCTTGTCAAGAGTATCAAGTGCACCGAACTTGTACGGATAAACATCATCTCCTTTAAAACCTGCAGCAGCTCTCTTGATGCCCTCTTCTTCGATAGCCTTTACCAATGCGTCAACGTCGGCCATGCTACGGAATGGTGTCCGTAAGCAATCGTACATTGCAGCACCGTCTTCGGCATCGAGGATAAGACATCCGTCTAGCTGTGTCAAGGCTTGCGTTTTACCAACTTTGGGCACCCCGTAGATGACCAGTATCCGTGGAGATAACCTGGTTGCTTTAACGGGGGCAGTCGGGAGGACTAACCCTTTGGTGAGAACTTCTGGCATAGTTTTGCGATTTCTGTTGCTTTGTCATAAAATGTTTCCAGCAGGAACCCTTCATTTGATAGAGGCATTTCTTCAAATACACCTACCAATGGGTTCATAAACATCGATACTGCAGCAGATGAAGGACCATAACGATTCTTCATGATGTACACACCGATGAGACTTCCTTCAAACCTCGGAACCTCATAGCCAAAATAAGTTTCCAGGTCAAAGTGGTACGGATTTACAAGGCCCAGTACCACGTCCGCATCTCTGTAAGGGTATTTGCTGTCACCGAAATCTATTCGTTGAGGAGCAATGATCTTGTCATTGATCTTCTTCGAGTTCCTGTGCCAGCCCTGCATATCGGTAGAGAACTGTTGAATCATTGTAAACGTAGTACCAAAGAGGTTACGCAGGGCTACTGCATACTTGCTCATAAGGTCCATTGTTTGCTTTGTATCAAATCCCTGCTCGCTATGAAGCAATGCCAGGTGATCGATCACCACATCGACCATTGCATGCTCTTCCCCCGGGTTGGGGATATACCCTTTAACTGTTCCTTGCTTCTTCTCATTTGTTGGCGCACTACGAATAATCTTGCCGTGTTTTTCGTAGTGGTAGTTGATCAAATCAGAGAAGATCTTGGTGGGATGTACAGGATCCTCGATAAACACGATGTGCTTCATCATCTGTTCCACGTAGGCATAGGCAATGCGTATCAGCCTCATGTCCTCGTCATCAGGGTGTGTACCACTGATACGTCCGAGGATGAAGTTTGAAGGCATGACTTTACCGTACTTTTTGAAGATGAAGTAGCTTACCCAACGTGCTATCTTCTCCGACTTACTGATCTCAAACGAGTAGTAGTAACAATACCAGGGCTTGCCTGTCTTTTGTACATACTCATACTGTTCCAGTATGTGAGAGAAATCAGCGTAGGTGGTTTTGCCGACACCACTGTCCGCTCCGATAAGGTAGTACCTTGCCCGGTGTTTCCCGTGAATGTACTTGTTGAGCTTCGTGAAACCGTTTGCCCAACCTACATTGAATCCTTGACGGCCTTTCTCCACTTGCGCTATGAAGTGACCTTGCTCAAGACTTTCCCAATCTACTACTCGATCAACTATCGAGCGTAGCTCAGGAGTAATGTCAAATTCATCATATTGGTTTATACCTGGAGAAGTGCTCATGCTTGGTTTCTTTTAGATGTTGTTCTAATGTACCCTGAGTTAGGTGTGCGCTTATCTCGGTATACCCAGTACGCCACATCTCTTCTTCCATGTACCTGCCTATTGATACCTTATACGGTACAGAGCTTTGATAGTAGAGCTTTGTAGCTGCTACAAGTTTAGGATAGTTGATACCCTCGCGTTCAATCGCTTTACGGAAAGCCTTCATACCCGGGTCACTGTACATGTTTGCCGAGTACGGTTCCCCGTTAGGTCCTACAATCCGTTTAGGAACGTTGGATTCAAGAATGAACCTGAGGTATAAATCCTTCCATTGGAGATCCTTCGGTACTGCCGGCTCCAGTACAGCAGGTACATCTCCCTTGAGCAATACAAGCCCTTCTTCAATTCCCCGTATTTCCTTGTTGAACTTGGCCGTGACAATGTACTTGCCCTTGACGATACTCATGTATCCGTTGTCAAGTAAGTACCGTACAGCATCTTGGAGTGTAGACATAAAGGGCAACTAATTTACGACTTTTTGAGCATATTTTCCGGTAAAAACTGAAGAAAATTTCCACTATAAATCTCCCTCGAATGAAGGTAAGTGATCTTCGTGGAATCCAGGTCTGACGTGGCTTTGCGTACCCAACTCTCGTCCTGGGTACCTTGTGTACAGAGTACGAAAATGATGGCTTTATGCCCCTCCCTGAAACGCACCACACGACCCATCCTTTGGATAAGGGAACGTTCGTTGGAATTGGTCTGTACAATGATGCCAATGTCCAGGTCAGGGATGTTATGTCCCTCGTTAACGGCATCTACAACACCAAGCCGGTCTATCAACTTTTCCTTGAATGCAGCAAGCATATTCGGCTTCTTATTTTCACTGTTGTACACATTCTCTCCAAACAGATCCTGGCTCTGCTTTATGCTCCCGCAAAACGTGATGATACGCAAGGTATCCGGTAGTTTACTCAACAGTGTCGCTGCCAGTTTTGTCTTACTGGGAAGGTTGTAGATGAACCGCATACGCCTGAGGATAGCGAATTTGGTTGCATCCGCTTTCTTTGCACCTGGCGCCATAGCCATAGTGCGCTTAGCTACATTGTCCAGATAATTGTACTGTTTACACTCCGTTGTCATGAATGGCTTTGCTTTTGTACCTCCCTGGATATTGGACGTGATGTTGTCAAGACTGTCCATTATCACGTAGAGATGATAGTCAGCGACCACACCATCAGCAACACCCTGGTCAAGCGTGTACACGAATACTACCGGGCAGTACGTTTTGATGATGATTGCCTTCTCTTCATCCCTCTTCGGATCAGGTACAGTGGCTGTGAGACCAAGTATCCAGCGTACATAGTTGTTGGTGAGTGCCTGCGCACTGAGCGCGGTGATCTTGTGAATCTCATCCCACACAAGCAAGTCAATGTTGAGACCGACAAGCTTATGTACAGAGTGATAACAGATAAGCTTAACCGAAGGTGTTTCTCCTTCGACCCACTTACTGAGTTCATCGGGCCAGTTGGAATCGCGCAGCTCTTCTGTTGGGACTACAATGTAGATAAGAGCGTCTGGCTTCTCCTCAAGTATCCTCTGGATTGCATCAATAGCAATCTTGCTCTTGCCCACTCCAGTAGCACCGGCAATTGTTCCTTTACGGCCGGCAGCTTCCCAACGCTGTCCACCGGCTTCTTGTATGGCTGTTTTTGCTTCATGTACCATTGGTTATGGAGTTTATAAGTGAATCAATTACTCTGAGTCTCATCTCCAGGCTTTGTCTGATTAGTACACGAGTTGGTTTTTGTGTTACTGCACGTCCTTCCATATATATTTGCTTAAGCTGTCTGGGAGTAAGTATCAGAAAAGCAGTACCGTCAGTGTACAGTCTAGCTGGAATTTGTCTTGTTCGACGTGTCTCAGCGACTATCTCTCGTATGATTGCTTTAATCTCTTGTACAGTATCCTTTTTAGCTTTTGTTGCAAACCTAAGTGGCTCTAAAGTAGCGTTCAAGGTATAACATAAACCATCAGCCACATACAATGACTCCAGAAAATGTATTATATTAAGGATTTCATTGTCTGAGTACTGGACATACCGAATTCCTTCTGCATAGGAAAATCTGATTCTTTTTAGTATAGGTACCCAATGCTGCCATTCTTGTATCATGTGATTATATACAGGTTGTGACGGGGACGCGTAGCCGCTACATACTTTATACGGTTACGCTCTTCCACCTTCTGGTTTCGGTCAATATCCCAGTGTAGCATCACTACATTGGCGTATGTACTGCCTTGAGATTTGTGAGCTGTTATCGCATAGTTGTACTTCATCCAGGCGAACTTGCGCTGGTTGTCGTAGTATTGTTTCCACAGTCTGCCCCGGACTTTACTGTCACTGGTATTCTTGGTGATACGTACATGCTCCTTCATCGAGCTGTTGAACAGTTCAAGACTGTCCTCGTGCATGATGTCGAGCGTGAGGCTCACTGTCTTCACATTACCCTCATTGTCCATCACCTCTTTCTCTACCCTGGTCTTGTAGTACTTGAAACGTACATGCTCCGGTTGGCTGTCAACCATGAACGGTTGAGCGAACTGAAGCAGTTTATGACTAATGGTAGATTCGGTAACAAGTACCTCCTCGTTGGTGTACAGTACAATCTCTTCACGACCAGTGGCTTGATTAACCTGTATCACAGGAGCATCACAGATCATACGTTCCATAGGCATCACCATTGGTAACACATCCTGTCCGTAGATCATCTTGCGAATCTCCCTGTTGTACAAATCAACTGTGACATTGCGCCAGGCAATTACCTTGGCATAGTCAGGGTCGTCCTTGAACTGCTCACTGGTAAAGAGGCGTTGCAGCACCTCCCGTATCTTCTCCTCTTCGGAGTTGTGGATTACCAGTATTCCTTCATCCCGGGTAAGGATGGTCCTGGGGACCACATTCCCGGTCTTGTACACCCTACGCAGTTCTGTAGCGTAATCCAGAATAGGGCTGTCACCGGACTGTCTCATTATCTGAGTCAGCTCCATGACACCTATGTTGAATTTCGCTACTCCCTCCTTCAAGAAAGGTGTAGGGTCAGGTGCGTTGACCGGTGGTATCTGTACAGGATCGCCCATCATCACGATCTTGATGTGGTACATTGCCGCGATTCCTGTAAGTAATTCGAAGAGGTCGACGTCATCGCTGTTCTGTGCGTGTACTTTCTCCGGTAATGTTTGTAACATTGATACCTCATCCAGTATTAGTACATCGAACTCCGTCAAACGTGGACCGTTCTCACCAAAAGCAGGAACGAAGCTTATCTTACCGGTGTACTGGTTGATACTTTCCTTGAGGCCAAGCAGTGAATGTATCGTGGCGTAGTGCACCCTCTCTCCAAGGGATTGCTGTTTACGTAGAACACTGACTGCTTTGTGTGTAGGAGCACTTACTGCTATCTTAGCATCTGGATTGTCGAACAGGTAATCTCTGATTATCTGCATCATTGTGGTGGTCTTACCGGTTCCGGCGTACCCTTTCATAAGCCACATTCTGAATGCAGCATCCCCTTCCAGGTAGTTCAGGATCGTTTCCTTTGCTGTCTGTTGCTGGGGATTAAGTGTAAGTGTCCTTGTACCAGGTTTCGAAATCGGTGTGAGTGGTTGTTCCATTCCATGCTTCTTTTAATAGACCTTTCAGATAGGTAGCGTTGGTGACTGCGGCCACCGTTACATGTGCTGTTTGTTCATTGGCATGCGTTGCAAGATAATAGGTGATATCTGCGAGGGAGTTAATGAACTCACTCTCAAACTCATCTGCCAAGGTTAAGTGCACTTTAACGAATTCTTCTACCTTCGGAAATGTCTTAATGAATAATGATTCTTTCTGCCTGCTCTGAGAGTACCAGGAGAACGCTGTCTGTAGTAACGAGGGAAACCTCGCTTTACCTATAGTACTGCGTTGCAAGTTCTTCAACATAAGACGGGTTAGAAAGCTGTAAACAATAACGAGCTTCACGTCATCGTGAAAGTTGTCTTCGTGTTGTAACATACTTCTGGATTAGTGGTTGATGATTGGGAAATCGGACATTATATCGGTGACGTATTTCCAGGCCGGGTACAGTATAGGATCTTGGGTATCGCATGCATCTTTGAGTGTATCCCTCGCATGTACAACACTTGTATGATCCCTTTTGTACAATTCTCCAATAGCTTTTAACGAATACCTTGTGTATCGCCTGATTAGTGCAATGCTCACGTGCCTGGCCGGCACATACAACTGTTGCCTGCTCTTACTCGCCAGCATTTGTACATCATCGACCTTGTACCACTCTGTTACCAGTTGCAGTATCAGGTTGATGATGTACTCCTCGCTATGGGTCTGGAAATTTTGCGGGTTCACGATGACGTTAAACTTTCTGTTTGGGTCAATTATTTTGTCCATACAGGTGTGATTGTTGTCTCGGCCCCTAAAAGACCGTTAGTGATGATAAATTTGCCGGCTTGAAGCATTATATCATGCATGATACCTTTCCAGGTCTCTGCGTAGGATTGCTCAACCCTGGTAGTGAGCTGGTCATGTACCTGCATAACGAGCTTAACCGTGTGCTCGAGGTCATGTGAATGGATGTACTCATGCATCAGC